CCATTATAGTAATCATCAGTTTCAAGTACTCGCCTGTCAAACTGTTCTCGTGCCTCTATGTAGGACATTTCGCCCCTACCTTTACATAGGTATAGTATTTCTCTTGTAAACTTGTCTTCGCCTAGTTTGGCAACATCTGCGTTTAGTCTATCACTAGATCCCCAGTAATCTTTCCAATCGCTTTCTTTAGTGCCTCGTCTTTTATTCTTTTTGCCTTTAAGTGGTGGCTTAGTAGTCTTAAATTTTGCTAGTTTTTTACCTATATATTTTTGGCCTGTAGTGGTATTAGTAATAAGATAAACAAAGCCTTCATACTCATCTGGTATTTCGTCTATTATTTTGTCTTGATAAGTCCACTGCATGAACTTATATATGTGTGCCTGTTATTTTGGACCACCGGTCCTGGTTGTTCTTGTTGTATTGTGTATTGTGTGTATTTCTTCTGCCCGATCTTTTGCTAATCTACGTATTTCACGTAACCATTTTCTGCTTTCACGGTGCGTTCTTACAGAATTACGAGCTTCAAACTTTTCATTTGCTTTAAAGTAAGCCATATATGCTTTAGTTAAAAGATCGTGCGTATCATCACTCATTGTGTATCTCTACATCGTTTTCGTATGAAGTAAACCCGTTTTCTTTTATTACTTTAAGAACATGTGTTACTCTTCCTACCAGTTCGTCTTTGTGCGATATTAAGTATACGTTTTTCTGACGTTCTCGACCCATTTTCTTAAGAACTGTTAGTGCGTTTTCAACGCCAGCAGTATCTAATCCATTATCAATAAGTTCGTCAATAAACAACAAGTTAATATTTTGATATAAACTTTCCCAAACATCTCTAAACGCAAAGCTCATACCAAGTATAAGTCTATTACGCTCGCCTCTACTTAAATTATCAAAGTCTAAATCTTGTCCTAATTGTGTAATTTCAACTGCTAGATCATTCTTAAATACAACCTGATGCGGTAGTCCTAGTTTATCAAGGTACGTTGTAAGTCTGTTATTAAGATATGCTAAGTTTTGATCAATAATTTTTTTACGTATAAAACTATCTTTGTTTGTTAACAGTTTTAATAAAAACTCCTGATGGTCTTTTAAGTCAGTATATGTATTAATTGTAGCCCAGTCAATTTCTTGTATAGCGGTTTCTTTTAAATCTTTTATTTGTTCAGCATAAGGATCGTTTTCTTCTTGTTTACTAATTAATGCTTTTTGTAAATTCTCAACATTGCTTCTATGGTCATATGCTTCTTTAGCAGTTTCATAAAATGTAGTAGGCTTTCCATTTATATCACCAATAGAATCTAAAGAAGCCATAACGTCTTTTACTTTACCGTTAATTTCTTCTTGATATGATTTAGCATCAGTAAGCTCTTTAGATTTACGTTCGGCAATTTCTGCTTTTTTGTCTGCGTGAAGTTCTTGTCCACATGTATAACACACAGCATCTTCTAATTCTGCGATGTCTTTATTAACTTTATTAACACTCTTATCAGCACGTACTAGTGCTGGTTCTAATGTACTAAGTTCTTTCTTAAGAGCCATAATAGCATTATTATGTTCAGTCCAGTTAGATAGTTTTTCATGCGAATCTAACTCAGAATCAATATCTAAATGCTCTAATTCGTCTATTCCTTTGCGTAGTTTTTCTATGTCTTGTGATTGTTTTTCTTTCCACGCACTTTCTTTTAATTCTAAACTGCGGATAGTACTGCCAATATGTTCGTTACTAGATTGTTGTGCTGTAAGTTTAGCATTTTCTTCAGTAATATTTTCTTTAGTTTTTCTAATTTGTTCTTTAAGTGTTTCTGCTTTTTCACTTAGTATTGTAATGCCGAGCAACTGTTCAATAATATCTTTTTGATCGTTAACACGCATACTTAAAAACGGTTCAGTGTATGTATTGAGTGCTAAGATATGCTTAAACATATTATGACTCATACCAAGTAAGTCTTGAATATCTTCTTGTGTTTTGCGTGAATCGCCTTGCGACTCGTCTAACATTTCTTGTTCTTGCCCGTCTACATAAAACTTTAAAATATTAGGTGAACGACCTCTTTCAATTTTATATTCTCTGCCGTCTTTCTCAAAAGACAGTGTAACTAACATACCTTTGCTATTAGTTTTATTAATTAGATTATTACGTTTGATATTTGTTAACGCAAGTCCGTACAATGCGTAAGACAACGCATTAATAATTGTAGTTTTACCTGTACCGTTACGTGAACCGCTATCGTCACCACCTTGGTCAAGATTTTCTCCTAGCACAAGCGTAATCTGTTGTGTATCAAAGTCAACTGCTTGAGTCTGATTGCCCACACTCATAAAGTTCTTAACCGTTAAGTTTTTAATTTTTATCATAGTTCGTCATATATCCCTAATAGAACACTTTTATTATAATTTTCAGTATCAATTGCTGAAATTTCTTTAGTAACAATTTGATCAACACTTTCAAAAGTACTAATATCAATATCAGTGTGTATCTCTTCGTCTTGTTGACTAGGAATTAGTGTAATCTCTCTACAACCGTGTTGAGTAATATATGTTTCTTTAATAAATTGTGCTTCTTCGTAACTAATTGGCAAGTCTAGTGTAACACGCAAATACATATTAGGTTTAATAATATCTGAGTCCGGATCAAGAAGTTTACTAAGAGTAGTTGTTCGATACTTAGGACAGTCAGGCCAATTTAAATATTTAGGTTCTTCATTATTTTCTTTATCAAGAATCATCATTCCGCGATCATCATCCCACGCATCAGCATAGTTGTGAGGAAAAGCATTACCTAGATATTGTATTTTTCCTTGTACTTGCCGTTTGTGGAAGTGTCCGCTAAACACATACTCTTGATGTTCAAAATGTTCTGGTTTTAAATCACCGTGGTCAGGCATCTTTACAAGTGCGTTCATATAAAAATTAGGAAGTTCAAAATGTCCAAACATATATTTTGCTTTAATCTTTTGAATGTTTTTCCATTCGTCGCCTACTAACCAAGGCACCAATGCTACATCGTCTTTTACAGTAGTTTCTTCAATATAAGTAATACCGGGAATATGTTTGGCAAACTCTACTGAAAAAACATCACGTTTATCTTTATAGTATAAATCGTGATTGCCAGCAAAGAAATAAAAATTTTCAAATGCCGCACCTAACTTTTCAAGGCACCTAGTAGTGCTATCAAGTGTTTGTACGTTAATTGTATTTCTATTATGATGCCAGTCTCCACAAAAAATGCCAGTTTCACAACCGTTAGCTTTTGCTTGTTCAATGTACCAATCAACAAAGTCTTCACAGTCTTGAAGATGTTGTCGACTATTTGATTTTAATCCTAAATGTATGTCCGTAAACACAGCCGCTTTTTTAAACAAAATATATCCTTTATAGTCTTAACCTTTATATTATAACTTATTTTAAGACTAAAGTCAAGTCTTTTTCTCGTTTGCCAGCTTTTTTTGGTGTTCTTCCATTTGACGCTCCCACTGACCTTGATTTTGTCTAGTAAAACTAGGATTCATATCGTTCATTTCAAGAATATCGTCTCTAATGTTTTGATTGCGTTTTTCGATGTTAATAACACGTACAAATGAATTTGTAACCGCCGCAGTATAATAAGCAAACGGATTGTTTGATTTTGATTCATCAAACTGTAAGCCAATTTGTGCTAATTGTAGAATTGCCTGTCCACGCATTTCGTCATTGTAAGTGTATCCACGTACATTGCCTCTTGTTGCGTATCTATCACATAACTTCATCCACATCATAGCAAGTTTGTTAGTTGCTTTACCACCTGTTTTATTAAAGTATCCGTTCTCCATGCCACCTTCCCAATGACTTTTACCTACACAATCTAGTTCTTTTCCATCGTCATCAAATTTAAAATGTTGAAAAGGTGGAAAATTTAACTTTACTCTTGTATCTGCTACAGTCTTAGGGTTCTTTTTACGCCCAGGTTCTTCAGGAATATGATCAAATGACATAATTCTAAATATTAGTTCTTCTTTTGTAATTTTTCTATAATCAATTTCAAATTCAGCTAATTTTACTTTTTTACCAGCTAATTTAGCGGCTTCAAAATTTTGTTGTTGTAATCGTTTAGCCTTGTTACGCTTTGCTTCAGCAACAGTTCTAACGTTGATTTTATCTATAGAAGGTAAAATTATGTCGTATTGGCTATAGCTATCGTCGGTATAACTACAAAAAGTGCTTTTTGACTTGTGTATCTCTTTTAAGATATCTTTGTTGTTTAAATAATTTACTTTTTTCATTTTTTCTCCAGGTTATACTCATATTATAAACTCAGTAGTTAATAAAGTCAACTAAATAATGCATAATATAAGGAAATTAAAATTATGGACTTTAAAGACAGAGACCCAGGCGTACCAGGCATACAGTTATCAGGAAACCCTGGATTTAACGTACCAAAGAAAGGTTCAGGCCAAAACGTAAATGCTGGTACTTTCCCATTTTCAACAGATGATATACCAGATAATGTTAAAGACATTGGACAAAGTATATTCAGTGGTGTTAGTGGCGCAGTAGGAAAATTTGCTAGTGCTTTTAGGTCACAAAATCTTCCAGGAGCCGATGGCGCCGGAGGCGGCATTGAAGTAGAACCAGCAGTTTTTGCTTCTACACAGGTTGAAGAAAAAGATTGGAGAGTTTCTTTAAGTTTACCTAACAATCCTCTTGCTTTCAAAATGTCTCCTGTAATGTCACCGCTTCAAAGTACTGGAAATAGAATGGTTTTTCCATATACACCTTCAATTATTATTCAGCATAATGCCAATTATAATGCTACTGCCCCTGTGCATAGTAATTATCCGTTCTTTGCGTATCAGAACTCAAGTGTGGAAGCTATAAACATCACAGGTCAAATGTATGTACAAAATTCTTTAGAAGCCCAATATTGGGTAGCATGTGTACATTACTTAAGGTCAATTACTAAAATGGATTATGGCCGATTTGCTACAGGTAATCCTCCACCAATTGTAAAACTTAACGGCTACGGAGATTATGTTTTTAATAATGTTCCAGTAGTAATTACAACATTTTCAGTTGATATGCCAAGAGATGTTGACTACATTGCTACAAATTTTGCTACCAGAAGTAGTGCTGAAAATATAGGATGGGCACCATCAGAATCTCAAATTAACGTAGTAGCTCAACCAATATACAGCAGAGATACTACATCAAAATTTAACTATAGAGATTTTATCTCCGGATTTAATTTAGGTAAAGGATATTTATAATGGCTAATAGTCCGTATAGAGATACAAAACTTAGTTCAGATGGGACTTTGGGAGTTTTAAACATCAGACCAGTGCCTGCTTACACTGATGATCCGCTATATACTATTGAACCACAGTATACACATAGGCCAGATTTACTTGCGTATGACATGTACGGCGATCATAGTTTGTGGTGGATATTTGCTCAAAGGAACTTAGATATAATTGAAGACCCGATATATGATATTGAAGCAGGACTACAAATTTACTTACCAGACAGAGCCCGTGTGTTAGAAACTTTAGGAGAATAAGCATTGCCTTATACACTACCTAAACCTCCTTATAAAACTGATCCTAAAACAGGAAAAATTATTGGCGCGAAATATATCAGTCAAGCAGACTTAGATAAAAAAGGCCAATACCAAGGTGAAGTTACAGAGGAAAATGTAGAACAAAGCAAAAAAATTATGGCAGCCTTTGGATTCCCAGGAGCATCAACTATGATTGATGATGCTAGAGCTGGTAAAAATCCATTTGGTGCTAACGCATCGAATATAAATGTTTTGGCTGAAAATGATCTTGTAAAAAAGACTGGAACATCTACAGTAGGCGATGCCGCTAAACTTCAAGCTATAGAAAATAAAAAACAAGCCCTTAGTAATTATGAAGCTACTCAGTCGGCTATTGCTTCTCTTAATTTTGAAAATAGTACAAAAAATGTTTTATATAACTATGCTACTGTAAATCATATTTGGAAACTTGCCTGCCTTACACCAGATGAAATTAACAGACCAGACAAAACA